GGCTTTGCGTTTGCAGTTACTGGCTCCTCGCTTAAGATTTCAAATGTATTATCGGACATGGGTTTCCCTCTAAAGAAAATGGTATTTTCTACTAGTATTTATGAAATTTTTATGTTACGTAAGAACGCTTCAAAAACTTGAAGTTTTCTATCTAGTAGTTCTGTAGATGATGACTCATCCAGATATCTTTTTGCTCTTTCTAGAGAAGATTCTTTCCAACAACCATTGGTCCAAATCCACTCTTTACCTTCCATAATTCCTTCAACAAAAGCGTCAGGAGCAGATGGATCTGCAACGATGTCTGCTGCAGTAGAAAGCATAAAGTCGTCTTTAACGACATTAGTATCACCTCTTCTCTCAATGGATCCGAGGCCTCTTGAAGAAACTCCGAGTTTAACTCCTTCATCAAGTAAGTTCTTTGCGATCTTACCCATAGGAGTCTCTAGGATCTTTGCTTTACCGATGAAGTTTTTACCTTCAGATTGTAAAGAAACGATCTTGTGAGAAACGCGGTCTAGGTTAATTGTTGGTCCATCAGGATGACCCAACTCACCAAGAGCTCTTCCCTTTTGAATATAATTTTCATTATATTTTGATACTTCCCTATTTAGAGTATCAAAAGGATACATCCTTCCGTTGCGATTTCTAATATCGGATTGAAGGAAAACACCTTCAATAAAATATGATTTACTGCCGTTCTTTTCTTCGGCAATAAATTGAATATCTACGATTTCTTCTGATATTAGTTTCATTGGAATTACTCTTGGGTTTCTTCGGTGTCTTCAATTTCTACATTATTATCAGGTTGGTTTCCGTCAAATTCAGGATTAAAGAAATGTTGTGCAATTACAGCCTTTCTCGCAATGAGTTCTTCAGAACTCTTACCATAGAGCGCATCATAAATTTTTTCATTTGCATTTACATTATCTTTATCAAGAATTGCGTCAACAATTTCTCGTGCAATAGATGGCATAATATACTCCATTTATACAATAATTATTTATTAAATATTTCCTTTCTCGTAATCAGATGAGGAAATTGCGGATGCGAATGCGGTATCTAAATCACCTCCGCCTCCACCTTGATCCGCAGGAGCTCCGCCACCATCAGCTGGCATACCTCCCATTGATGGATCCATCATTGCATTTGGATCTGCAATAATACCGAGTTCAATCTCTTTCTGAATCTGGAGATCAATCTCTTCACACTCTTCATCAGTGAACTGCAGAATCTGTTTTCTTACATAGTCGGCAGAGAAGTACTTACCAACATATGGTTCTACTAGGTTGACCGAATTTAGTCTGTCTGTGAGTAGTTCGTTGTTCTTGAGTTCTGTGAAATGATTATCAAAGATATAGTCAAACTGAATATTCTCTTTCATGTTATCCCAGTCGTCTGGAGTGAGAATACCCTTTAGGATCAGCTGAGTTCTGAGAATATCAAGGAAAAGATCACTGAACTTCTTACGTAGGCGCCCAACAAATTTTGCAAACTTGAGTTCATCTCTGGTGATCTCGTTAGATCTACCGATTGTGAATGAAGACTCCTGTTCTAATCTTGAGAGAGGAATGTTAAGAGACTTATAAAGTTTCTTCTGGAAGTACTTAACGTCTTCCAGTTCTCCTAGGTTTTGTCCACCAGGAAGTGTAGTGATTTCTGTACCACGTCCACCTTCACGGCGAGGAAGCCAGAAGTCCTCAAGCATACTCATGTGCTTGCGGTCATCACGAATCTCACCAGTTGCAGAGTCATAAACCAGTTTATTTCTGTAGCGAGACATAACCTCTCTCAGGTATTGTTCCGCTTTCATCTTTGGTAGATTACCAACGTCAATATAGAAAATACGACGTTCTGGTGCTCTTGATAGTCTGTAGATAACCAACGAATCTTCAATCATTCGTAGTTGGTTAACAGACTTAATTGCTTTGTGTAGATGACTAATCACCATATTGTGATTGTGATCCATCAAACCAGACGATACAAATGTGATTGCATCATTGGTGATTCTGATTCCTTTGTTTTGATCCGCCTTATATCCCGATGGGAAATACAAATAGTACTCTATAGTTTCACCGTAGTCATACCTTGCAGTTGGGTCAACAGAGAATTGATTTTCTCTCTTCTTTACAACTTCTCTGACCTTGCGGATTTTAAGAGCATCAATATATCTAAGTTCTTTAATTCCTTCAGATGGATTATCAAAGTCAATTAGTTTATGATAATGAAGTCTTCCATCGGTATACCAACGTCTAAAAATTTCATGAGACCTTCTATCAAAATCCAATAGACGTAAAATATAATTAAATTCTTCTCTAATATTTTTCTTAATCTTATCACTAGTTTCTAAATTAGATAGTTCAATCTTGACTGGAGCAAAATCCAAGTCACTACTAATAGATTCATTGATAATGTCATCAATTGCGTTGTCACACTCTGGATGAAGTGCAACTTCCCTATACTTACGAATTAATTCAAATTCGTTATTATTTTTTGGTACTCCATCAATATCTACATACTGACCAAAATAGGCACCTGCCGCTACTACGGAGGTGCCGTCATCGTTATTAGGAGGAGCGGGAGAAATCAGTTTTTCCTTTTTCTTACGCTCCTCAATAGAGAATCCAAATAGTTGAGACATAGTATAATAGTCTTTATATCAACTCTATTTATTACGAACCAACTGCTGTATCTAGAGATGGAGTAGTTACTTCGTAGTAGTTATACTGGAACTCAACTGTGAACTCTTCAACCTGATCATTTGACTCGTATGAGAGATCAATTGCAGATAGTGAAGAAGGCCATGCATCATAGAACTTATATGCACGGATTACTTCCATACCATCTTCACCGAGAGCGGTCATGTTGGTTGGAGTCTTGCTTGGTGTCTGGTTATCTCTGCTGAGTTGGAACACGGTCATGTCAACACAGTATGAGATAGGATCTCCAGAACCGTAACCGAGTTGTGAAACGTTCTCGGTGAGAGCGTTAACACCTCTTGACCATGTTTCAAACGCCTTACGGAGTCTGAATGCACCGTCATTGATAACGGTAACTGACCATGGTTCAAAAGTTCTGTCACCAGCAACTTTGAGCATTCTTCCTCTAAAAGGAACGTCAATTACACCAATCGTGGAAGCAGGAAGTTGAGCAGTCTTGACAAGGAATTCTGCCTGACCAGTTAGGTCAGTTGCAGAATCAATGTTGTCAATGTCAACGATGTTTGAAAGTGTGGTTGGGAAATTTAGTCTCACCAAGAATAGGTTGGGTCTTGCACCACCTTTAGCAAGACGAGACTTAAATTCGGAAATACCTCTAGCCATTTTAGTTTTCTCCTAGAATTTGTTAACGAAAATAATGAATTAGTTGATTAGTTCATTGAACGAAACACCAGTTCTCGTTGCAATAAAGGTGATTGTGATGAAGTTGATGCTTCTTGCTGGTTTGATGTAAATTTCAGCATTGAACTCATTACGATCAATTACATCAGGTGTGTTGTTTGAAGAGTCACAAACAACGAGGAAGTCGTAGATACCTCTTCTACCTTGAACACCTCTGAGGTATGGTTCAACCGCTGACTTGAAACCACTTCTGGTGATCTCGTCATTGAGTTCAAATAGTTGGAACTTGGAGAACGCAGCAATGTTTTTCTCTAGTTCAATGAATAGGCGACGAACGTTAATTCTGTCAAATGCACTAGGAGAAGCAAGAGCGGTCTTGTCACCAAAGAGAACGATACCTTGACCTGGGAAAGAAACAACTGGGTTGATTCTATTTACATAGAGACGATCTCTTTCTGCCTGTTTTGGCGAGTATGCAAGTTTCTGTGCATTACGTAGATTTCCTCTGTTGTAACCTGCAGGTGAGAACCAAGTCTCTGAGTTGATTGTCGTTGAGATGCAAAGACCAGCAACGTCTGCAGCACAAGGAACGTAACGATACTTATCGTTATACTTATCATAGATGTACTTGTAACCAGAATCAAAGATTGCAAATGATGTGCTTGGTAGAGTCTTGAAGAATCCAATGATTGAATCCGTCTTGATTGTTGTAGACTCAGAATTAATAACGTCAGTTCTTCTAGGAGAAATGGTTGCGATACAATCTCTTCTTGATTCTGCAATGTCAATTAGTTTGACAGCAACAGTCTCAGTAATCTTACCTGGAACTAGGAAGTCAATGTCACCAAATGTCTCTGGATCTCTTACAAACTCATATGCAGTTGCAAGTTGGTTTGTGATTGTATTCTGTTTTGTTGGGGTTGAGTAGTCGTAGTTGGTTCCACCATTTAAGATGTAACCTAACTGTGGAAGACCAGATGCATTCTTGAAGAGTCTGAATACTTGATTCTGACTTGGTTCTCCAAGGTCTCCATCTCCAACCTGTACATTTCCGTCAACGTCAATATACTCTAGAGCAAGAGTTTCGGTTAACTTAGTTACTAGATCGTCATCTCCAGCAAAAACATACTTGGAGTTGTCTTCAATTGCCTTCTTCCAGAATGTTGAGTTACCGTCTGAGTTTCTTCCATCCGATGCTTTTGAAACATATGTGAGAGTTTCAAGTACGGTATATGGAGTGCCGGAAACTAGGCCACCTTCGTCAATAACTGCGATGTGGAATTCATCAAATCTTCCACCTCTAGAACCAGTCGCAACTGAAGTTCCTGGTTGTGGAGCAAGAGATACCCATCTTCTGTTTGGAGCGTACTCTAGAGTTGCATATACGTCATCTTCTAGAACTGCAGAAACTGTTGAAAGAACAGTACCAGCAGAATCATAGAGAACGTTACCAGCAGTAAATCTCTTTGAAGTATCCCAGAGACTGATATAGAAGTTTGCACCATCAATCTTGTAGATATTTCCGTAGACCCAAGTTGAACCAACCTGTCTCTTGATTAGGTCTCCAGCAACTAGACCAGAAACTGCACCCGAGAAAGTTACAGATGGAACTGCAGCACCAAGGGAAGTTGTTACTGTTGGTGATGCTTGAGCAAAGTCAAGTTTTTGAACAGTGATGGTTGGAGCACCTGTCTCGTCATCATCTGGATCAACGTTACCAGTGATTGCATCATCGTTAAAGGTGATTGCAGTGGTTCCGAGTTGACCTCTGGAAACTAGAACAGTTGAAGTGTCTGCGTCAACTACTTCTACCTTTACGATTTCTTGAGTAGTACCTAGAGTTCCACCAACTGGGACTCTTCTGATTCTTAGGTAATCACCAGCAACCAAACCAGTTACGTTGTTTAATGTGATTGTTACCTCAGAAGTTTCAATCTCATTGATTGTATTTGGTTCAGCGAGTGATTTTGATGCAAGTACGTTATCAGCAAATGTCCACTTGGTTACGATAGCGCCAGTTGAGTGAACAGCCTGGGTTGAACCAAGTTGAGCATTGTCTACGCTGTACTGATAAACTGTGCTGTTACCAACGGTTACTGAAGTTGCACCAGATGTGATCTTGAAGTACTCATTGTCAATCTTTACATAATCGCCATTTGAGAATGAATCAGTAGCGACTTTGATTTGTGAGTAGTCCGAAGTTGCACCTGCGAGAGTGATGATCTGGTCAGCACCATGATCAATTACTGCAACTTTAATTCCATTGTTGAACTTACCAGCAGTTCTTGCAGCAAACAAGAATTGCTTTTGACCTTCCTCTAGGGTTTGGAATTGGTCTTTGTTTTTAATTAGAAGATTGTTTCTTACAGTTCCGTCCTTACGGATGTTAGCGTTGTTAAGACCAAGGGCAACGTTTCCTCCAGTTGGTCTGATTACCGCGACAACTCCACCATACTGAATGATGGTATTTGCAGCGAACCATGACTCAAAGTTATAATCATTTGGAAGTCCAAAGATTTCTACGAGTTCCTTTTCGCTTGAGATGTAGGTTACGGTATCAGTAGGGCCCTTTTCAGCGTCAATAGCAACAACACCAATATTTTGATCAGCTACCTGTACTGTAGCTGTAAGATCAACTTCTTTAATCTGTACTCCAGGTGAAGCTAAAGCCATGTTTTATTACCTCTATGAGATTTTTTCTCAAAACTATTTATTATTTGCTGTTTTTTCAGTGGGGAAATCGTGCATGAACACTTACCAGTCAGGATACTCACACTCAGTTGACTTCTTTGGTTTTTTTCTAGTTGATTTAATTCTGTCTATGGTGCATTGTTTACATTCATATGAGTATGAAGATGGATATGCACCTCTACCCTTCCTAGTCATATAAAAATCACTTAGTAAGTCTTTCTCAATTCCACATACACGACATCTTCTAACGGAGAAAAGTAAATGCTCTAATGCAAACTGATCTCCAACATCCATTATCTATACTCCCACATATATTGCATATCACCATATTCATCAACTCTCCAGGAGTCTTCTTTATTTGCATTTTGCCAAACATCGCCCTGGGAGTCAACAAAAGTATCTTCATCTGTAATTCCATTTAGAATGAAACCAAATGGAGCCATATCTTCTTCAATAGACTCACGTTGATCTTCAAAGATTCTCTTTCTAATATCATCTGATGTAAGTTCTTTGAAGTATGGTTGAACAGCTAACCATGAGAATATAACTAGACACATTGCAAGGTCATCATTACATCCTTCTTCCGCTTCAAATGAATTGTGTTTTTGAATGAAGGTTGTTAATTCTGCAATGATATCATAATCAGGAATCAATAATTTATCATCTTCAATAAGTGCCTTTAAGTTTGAACAACCAGTCTTCTTAACAGTTGAAGTCATCTTTAATCCCAACTGTGACTTATGGGAGAAACCCTGTCCAACAATTTGACCAGCACGACCTCTCATCGCACACATTAAAAGGTTTTCGTATTCAAGATCAAATTGCATAATATCTGCAACCTGTCCTCCAATATCATTAACTTCTACCAGTACATAAGCCTTATTATAATTTCTTGCAACCGTATCAATAATATTTGGGAACAAGATCGGTTTGATCATATTGTTCTTGTATTTTGCAACTATTTTGTATGGAATAGTTGTTATATCATAGACAATAAAAGCTGAGTAGTCGTTGTTCGTACCCCTAGATACGTCAACAGTCATCACGTATTCGTGATCTTTCTCTGGAGCAACATATACATCCAATCCATTTCTTCTTTCAATTGGATCCTCATACACTAGTGATCTTAATTTAGATGCTGTGATCAGAGTATCAACAGATCCTAGGAACTCACATTCAAACTCCTGAGTGAACTGACGTTCGGATGTGTTTTTGATCGTCTGCTCCTTCCAGGCAGCGTCTCTACCAGGGACTTGAGACCAATGGACCTCTGTAGTCACATATTCGTTCTTACCCCTCTCAGCGTCGTGCCAGAGTTTGTAGAACATGTTCATCCCGTTGGGGGTGGAGATGATAATAACTTTGGTTGATTTACCAGAAGAAATAGTAGGATATACAGAACTAAAGAACTGTTCTGCAATATGATTTGGAACGAACGCAAATTCGTCCAAGAAGATGATGTTGAATGACATTCCTCGCACAGCAGAACTAGAGGTTGATGCTGCAAGGATCTTAGATCCGTTCTCTAGTTCTACGTTACCTTTGTTCCATGATAAGATACCATGTTGCATCCACTTTGGTAAGTTCTCATAAGCAAGTTGCAAACGAGAAAGAAGTTCCCTAGAAGTAGATGCTTTGTTTGCCAGAATACCGATGTTCACATTCTGGTTAAATATGATATAATGTAGAAGATATGAAACCACAGTGGTAGATTTACCAGTCTGTCGTGGTAGTTTAGCAATATTAAATCTATTCTCATGGAATCTTTGTACCATCTCCTCCTGGAAATCGTACATAGAGAATGGTACTAGACCTTCATCCAGAGAAACAATTTTGATATAGTTTTTTGCAAAATAAACAGGATCTTGGCTACACTTAACGAACTCCTCAATTTGTTCTTTAGTCCAATCGTGAGGAGTATTAGCTTTCTTTAGATTCGGGTTGCCAAGATAAACATTATTATCACTCATTTGCTCGTTTGATATCCTTTTCTATATCATTCATACTATTTAATCTTTTTTCCCACCCATCACCCTTTGTGGTTCCTTTTGCTGGATTTACGCAAGTATCATCTCCAAATCTATCGCATACTAGACTAGCAAGTTCAGTCTCATTGCCCTTCTTATTTGAGCCAGTCCAGTAGTGTTGCCCACCGATCCAGCATGCCCCACATTTAGGGCAGGTTTTAGTGTCCATGTGTCTTACCTTGAGACGGTAATGTTATTATATAGGTAAGAAAGTGTTTGTCAAGTAACAATTACAACAATCGGGAATAAAGATTAAGCACTTACAATATTATTATCTTTGTCGTATCTTTGATATGTTCCTGGTGTTCTTGCGGTATTATCCGAGTTTCTTGCTTGATATGTTCCTGGTGTCCTAGTTGTGTTATCGGACTTGCGGGCAACGTAGTCTGCATTCCAATCATCATATGTAATTGTTGACCATCCTTCAGTACCATCAAATCTTGTAACTGGTGTACTAGATGGTTGTGGACTTACCACATTATTGTCTTTATCGTGTCTTACGTAAGCCATCAGCAGTTCCAAGCTCTAAGTGATTTATTGATTCTGCTGTCTGGATC